GTCATAAATGCATCTCTTAAATTTCCTCCAGGCGCATCTACATCTCTCCATTCACCAGGTTGAATAGATTGAGCATCATCTCTGATTCTAATTCCACGTTGTTTAAATCCTGCAGGTAAATTAGATAATGTTCCTGCATCTAATAATTGACGTAAAGCTTGTGTAGCAGTTCTTGATAATCCACCAATCATTTGAATTAAACCGTTACCATAGAAACCAAATCCCGGTAAAAATTTAAAGTGTACAAAGTAATTAACTTTTTTCTTTAATGGATCATTTTGTAAATAATTACGTCTAATAGATAAAACTTCTCTAGAGTTTTCTTCAATTGTTACAATGTAAGGCAATTTGATTCCAGTGGGCTCACCAGTCTGTGGATTTAAATCTTCAAATCCTTCCAGATCTAAATTAACATGACATTCTAATAATGTGAAAACATCTTCAGTTTGACCACTCATAGTCACACCTTCTAATTGTCTCTCTTTAGATTTAACATCATCATCTTGAGTTAACTGATCTGATGCTACTAATTCTATATCTCTATAAAAACCAGAAACTTGTTGTTTTCTTAATTCGTTTTCAGAAATTTTAATTGAATGAATAACTGCTTCTGCATCATCAATACTATTTGCTGTGTATGGAACAATAATATCTTGAGCTTGAATAAATTTAGATACTGCTCTTCCTAAAGTTTCATCATAATAAATTTTTTTAAATGTTGAACCTGATAATGGTAAATAAAATAACATTTGATCAAACTCTGGTTCATATTCTTTCATGACATCCATGATTTGATAATTCATAAATTCAGCAACTCTATTTGCTTGTTCTTGAATCTCTATAGTTTCTAATCCAATCACTTGAGTTTTAACCGGTCCTTCTGGTGGTAATAATTCTTTGTAAGCCAAAGCTTGAAACTGTGTTACAGCTTCTGCTAATACTGGATGAGTTGCACTAGATGCACCTTGAAATGGTTCCGTTCTTGATTCGTATTTAAATCCAAGTAGATCTAATCCTTGAGTATATGCTTTTTCCCAATCTGCTCTTGAATCTTTATAAGATTGTGCATCTTGATAGAGTTCTGATCCTAATGTATTTAAAATTTGTTCATCAATGACTTCAGCAAGGTTTGCTCCAAACTCGGTTCCTGCTGATAAATTTTTAGTTGGATCAAAATTTATATCAACACTACCATCTTCGTTTTCTGTAACTTCCGTCGGGCCTGCAGGGGTTTCCTCTACAGATTGTGCAATCTGTTCAACCTCTAATTCTCCAGGTGTAAGCTTATCTGCTACGTTTGGAAGCGACTTGTCTATTTCTGCCATTTAATGTTTTCTCCGATTTTACTGTTCTAACAGTATTATAGTTAATATTCAAGCCTTGCGGGTTAGGACCACGTAAGGGTGGTACAGTTGTTGTTAGTTTTTTAGTCATTTTTCTTCTTTGGATACATAAAATCCATTATTGGATAATTTTCATCTGTATTTTCATAAGAGGCACTAGGTATCTCATCTGTATATTCTGAATGAGTTACAAACTTACTTTCAAATTTTGCTTTTTCTTCTTTTGATAATCCTTTGTACCATTTATCTAAAGCTTGAATAACGTCATCTCCTTCTGTAGCTGTGTCGTAGTATTCATAGTCTTTTCTATAAGGATCTGCTTTATTTGGAGACTTATAATAAAATCCAGGTGGTTCAACTTCTACAGTATAAAATTCAGTAGCATTTGGAAATTCAGGATCTATACCATATCTTTGTCTTCCTTGTTGACCCGTATAAAAATCAAACATATGTTTTTCATCTGTTAAAGGATTTGTGTAGTAAGCTGTCACATTACCTTCAGCTGGATTGTGTATAAATTCAAATGTAACATTTGTTTTTGTTTTTTCTATTGTATTAAGTTCTAATGGTATAGTTATTTCTCTTTTAAATTCTGTCATCCCACTTTTCATATAATCTTCTCCAATAATTTTACCCCTTCTACGAGAAAATTCAGAAAGATATGGAAAAAATTCTGGCATGTTATCTACTACAGGATTAGCTGCAATTCTTACCGCGTTTGCAGTTTTAGTTGCTTTAACACTAGTATCTAATAAACCTAATTTTTTTGCAGTTGGATACATAATAGCTCCACCAGTTAAAACAGCTCCTGTTTTTAAAATATCCCTTCTTGCTGGATCAATTTTTTCTTCTATTGTAATCGGAGCTTTTGTTTTTGCAGTTGTTGTTGCTCCTTTTATAATTCCGTAAGCTAAAAACGGATCTATAATAGAACCTGCAATTTCAGTAACATCTCCAGCGAGCAATGTTCCAGTTGTTGCACCTTTAGGAATATTTTCTTCTATGAATTTATTTATACCTAATTTTTCTCCTGCAACCGGTTGATAAAATTCCCAGTTCTTTCCTTCTTGACTAAATAAAGTTTGTAGAGGTTGACCAATTAAAAATTCAGTTCCTTCTACTACTCCTTTTGCACCTTTACCTAAAAAATATTTTGGATTTGTTAGAAGTTGTTTTCCTGTTTCTGCAAAGTAAGCTGTTTGAGATGGAAAGTCTTCTATGTATCTTATACCTTTTGCTTTTTGAGCTGCCTTTTCTTCTTCTCTTGCTTTTTCTTTTTCAGCTTTTCTTTTTTTCTTTTGATATAATAATTCATCCAATACTAAAATTTTAATTGGATCTTTTTCATTTGCTATTTGTTGTTCTAAAATTGCAATAGGATCTGATTCTGGTAGTGTAGGTATTTCTTGCAAATAACCATCGTCAGAACCGTTTGCTAGTTTAACTCGACCACCCTTATTGAATTTAGGTGCACCTTTTTTATCAATGAAGCCTTCTTTTTCAGCAGTGGGACCAAATAACATACTTTCTTCAAAATCTTTAATAGTTTCAGGATCAAACTTACTTTGTTTTAAAACACTTTTAGAATAATTTATATTTTGATCTATCATATTTTGTTTGAACATCTCTTGTTGTTTTTTTGTTAAATCAGAAAAATAATTAGCTTTTGGATTTATATTTTTAATATTTCCAAAACTATGTCTTAAATCAATATCTCCAAAAACTTTAATATCTGTGTCTGATATTTTTTTACCTGGTTTAATATCTATGTGAATATTAGATAAAGTATTTTCTTGTCCAACTAAATAAGGCTCTGATTTAGCTCTTTCATTAACAAATTCTTTTATTCGGCCCTGTCGTTTATTAAACAAATCATTAGCTTCTTTATTTATAGCTTGAGCTTTTGCAATTGCTTCTTTATCAAAAGTCTTTCCCTTATACTCTTTAAAAAAATTATCTATATCGGAAAATAAATTTTTTTCTTGTCCTTGAGTTTTTGCTAATATTGTTCTGTTAATATATGGGTCTTGAATAACACTTCTATTTAAAGAATAAATTTTATCTGCATTCTTTTTTACAAAATCAAAATTTCTATAATTTTCTATTGCAAAAGAGTGTCCATAATCAAAAAATATTCCCTCTGTTCCAATCTTAGGATTGTTAACTAAGGCTTGTGTTAAAGCAGGGTCTGATTGTTTATTTATAATAATATTTTTTTTAGTTTTAAAATTACTTACTAAATTAAATAATTGTGGATCTAATTCTTTTCTTATTTTTGATATATCAGTATCTATTCCTGAAATAGGTTTTTTAGATTTAAAAGTAACATCTTTTTCAATATTATCAATTACATCATTTAACTTATATAATTTATATTGTTCTTTTTTAGGATCACTTATTGTTTCAACAGGTTCATTAGTAATTCTTCCTCTTTCATAAGTTTTACTTTTTTTTTCAATATAATCACGAGCAATATTATCTCTATACATTTTATCAGGAGCAAGACCAAATATTTTTGCTATATCTGCTACACTATAAAAATCATTAGGATTTATTTTTTTATCTTTAACTAATTCTTTTAAATAATTTGGATTTTCTTTTACTAAAGAAGCTAGTTCAACATTTGTTAAATTTCCATAATCTAAACCTTCTACTTTAGTGGTGCTTGTTGATCCTTTACCTTCAAATTTAAATCCTCTTCTTTCTCCAGCTTGAACCATACCTCTTCTATCAAGACCTAAATCTTTTGCCGTATTAGATAAATTACCACCAAATTTTTCAGAATATTTTTGTATAGCTGGAAACAAATTTGGATCTTCTTTATTTACATAATAATTATCAATTATAAATTGTTTTAATTCATCATAATTTTTTTCAACAGGTTTTGTTTTTTTACTATAAAGAACAGAAGTATCTTCTCCTGTGTCTGGTTTTAATCCTGGAAGTTTAGTGTCAATTGTTGGTGGGGTTAGTCCAATATCTGTTTTTATTTGATCTGGTTTTTTTGTAACTAAAGTTGTTTCTTGTTTCTCGGCACTAGGAAATGTTTCTATTTTAGGTTTAGCTTCTTCCGTTAATCTATCTCCTCCAATTATTAATCCATCAGGACCTGTGTATATTCTTTTTAACATTCTTCCTGCGTCTTCTAATGATATATTAAATCTATCTGCAATGGCTGCAGCAGTAATTCCTGCAGTAGGAACTATGGCAGCTCCTCCAATTGTATTTGGATTTACATTATCTAACATTGGATTTATTTGAATTGTTGTTCCATCACTAAATCCTTCTCTCATTCCTAGCTCCTCGCCGCTCGTCACTTGCATCGGGAGTGGAGCTACGGGTGTCTGGATTCGAGTTCTTGCTAATTCAATATCTTGTGGGGTGACAGGTTTTCTAGTGAGATAATCCATTACCTCTTTTCTTTTGTAGTTACTCATCTCATTCTCCCATCAAGTAACCGAGGCCACCTTTGGCAAATCTAGCTTCACCTCTTAAAGTCACATTGCCTTGATTATCATATCTTAAATTAATATTTCTATTTTGATCGGGCGCGTACTCGATGCCTACAGAATAAGGATTAAGTCTCATTACATCTCTTATGCTTTCTTTGTAATTGTATTGAGGCACATCAATATCTGCTCTTGATCTACTTCTTATATCTCCAACATCTCCCAATAAAGAAATACCAGTATCTGGAACATTATACTTTCCTCTTACAGAAATATTTCTATCGGCTGTATTAACTTTAACGTAAGGATTTGGAGTTGATTTTCCAGAGCTCATAGCACCCATTATTCCTAATTCAAGATTACCAACTTTAACTGGATATTTATCCATGTTAGCAGGAGCTTTATCGTGAGTATCTAAAGTTATACTAGGAGCGCCATCACTTCCTTCCGCATAACCAATTCTTCCACCTTTTGCATTTGGTTTTCTACCAGTAACATCAAAGTCTTCCAAAACATTAGTTTGAACTTCACCTTCAAGTCTTTTGTAAAACTCAGGATGATCTCTTTTTAAAAGTAAAGCCATCTTTCGTACGTTTTCTGGATTAGTTACATCTACTCTTCCTTGCTCATTCTTTATAAACATTGATTTGTCATACTGATTTAAAATCATATTCATTTCTTGTTCTAAACTCATTCCTTTAGTCATTTCTCTTGCTTTTTTTAAATTATCTAAAGTTTCTTGGCTAGGTGCAAAAGGGCTACTACCAAAATTTTCTTCGGTAATTGGATCCCCTTGTTTATACGTTTTTCCTCTTTTACGATCCATGACGTAATCATACGCTTGACTATAAATTTTATTTTGTTGTTTAGATGTTAAGTCATCATAATTTTTTCCAAATTTTATTTGAGCATAAGATTCTGCTATTTGATCCGCTGCAATTTTTGGATCATCATAATCTGGGAAAATTTCGTCTGCTGCTTTTGCCATGTCCTGATCATAACTTGTAACTTTTTCTGCGGTTGTAACTGGTTCTTTTGGAGTTGTAACTTCCCCTGTCTTAGGGTTAACAGTTTCCATAGAATATTTACCTTGTAATTGTTTATTGACTATTTCTTTAAGTTCTTCTGCTGAAGGAAGCTTACCAAATTTTTCAATATACATTTCTTTAACTAACATTGGATTAGTTTTTTCTAATAGTTGTCTGTTAAAATTTTTTTCCTCTACTAACTTATCAATAAAAAATTGTACCATTTTAGGAATAGAACCTTGTTTAAAATTACTTCTTCCTGGATAATCTCTTTCTATGCCAGTTAAATAATCAAGACCTAAAGATTCAACACTTCCACCTTTTGCAAATTTTTTAGGATCTTTCCTCTCTATTGATTTTAAATATTCTTCATATTCTTTTGGATGGTCATATCCAAATGCTACTTCAAATGCATTTTTTTGAGCACCATAATGTTCTAGTTCATTTTTAATTTCTTGATCTGTCATGTCTGCAAATCTAGATTCACGTCTCTTAATCATTCTTTCAATGTTCTCAAGTTCTTCTATGTTTGCTTTAATTTCTCCCGGAGTCATATAACCGCCTGGAGTAGCAGGTGCTTCTACTTTTACAGGGTTAACTTTTATTTTAGACATCTCTTCTATAATTTCAGAAGGCGCTCCTGTTTTTATTTTATCTAATGGAATTTTTTCAAATACATCATCTCCATAATGAAGTCTCATAATTCTAATTGGATCTGGGTACAGTAATGGTTGTCCACCAGAAATATAATTACGTTCTTCTAAATTTTTAACAACTTCATCTGTTAATTTAATTTTTCCTTTTGCATTTTGATCAAGTAAAAAATTTCTAGCAACAGATCTATACATTCCACTTGGTCCAAACACTCCACCTTCAAAACCTTTACCTTCATATTGTTTTGCAATTAAAGCTTGTCTTGCAGCTTCTTCCTTTTGAAATTCATCTTGTGATTTATAAAACTCTTCTGCTTTTTGAAGCATCTGTTTATTTCTAAGATCTATTCTTCCAATGTCGGTGGTAGGAGGTGCAACTAATCCCGACTTTTCTTTTAATGTTTCAACATCTTTTACTGTTTCTCCTGTTTTAATATCTACTACAGGTGCTTCTGGTTTTGTTTTAAATGCTTCAAAATCTTTTTCTATTCTTCTTTTTGTTTCTAAATTTTTTGCAAGATTAATTCGTTGTTGTTCAGTTAATTGTAAATTCTTATTTAATAATTGATCTGCAAGTTTTGCTATTTCATCTTCTAAAAACTTAACATGTTCAGAGGCCATCTTTATAACTTCATCTCTAGATTTACCTTTGTAATAATTAACCTCAAATGGGTTTCCAATTCTTTCCACAACTAATGGAAAGTCTTTAACTAATTCTTTTGATTTAGGATTTGTTTTTGTAAAGACACCTGTTGCAACATTTGTTCCGGTTAGCCCTTGTGGATTTACAGGAGTTTCTCTTAATACCTTTTGAATTTCTTGATCACCAAGACCCATTGATTTTAAGAATTTAATAATCTCGTTCATACTAGTAATAAGTTTTATTGTTTCGGATTATAGGTTCATCTTTGTAATCTTCTGGATGATCTATAAATCCACCTTGTCTAAAACGCATGACTGCTTGTGTCATAGAATCTACAAGGTCATCATGATCCCCGTAAGGAAATGCTGCGCATTCCTCAATTACCTCTTGTGCAAATTCCTTTTCAACAGGTGCCCATATTTGACCTGATTCAAACAGGGGTGCTACAGAGTTAACTCTAGAGTGTTTGTCGTTTCCTCTAGAAGGTGTGTAGTTTATAACAGGGATGCCCATTTTACGCAATTCATAAGTTAATGGTAGTCCTGATGCTTTTGCCTCAACTAATACAGTTTCTGGTTGCCAATATTGATATTGCTGATATGCTACACGTCGAAGCTCAGGAAATTCAAAACGATCTTTCACAGCATCAAGCAAAATGAGTTGAGGTCCTGAGTCTTCGTTTCTTTGAAAAACTCCCCAAGTTGTTATAGCTGAATAATCGGCTGATTCCTTTTTAAGAAATGCTGTATCATAACTTTGTATTACATGTTGTAATGGTGGAATAAATTCTTTATCCCATTTCTGCCACCACTCACGTTTTATAATTGCACCTTCTTCTGAAGTTGGATTCTGCATCCATTGTGCATTCCACTTTTGTAAACTGATTGAAGCTTTGACACCTTCCAATTCATCTAACTTCCAAAATTCTGGCCACACAGGTTTACCTGATGGAAGTATTGCAGGAAATTCTATAAGTTCCCATTTGTCAGATTTAATGTTCCCCGATTCTCGAAGCAACGAACCAGTCAAATCTTTTGTGTTCCATCTTGTCATAACCAAGACAATTGCTCCACCAGGTTGTAATCGTTGCCTTGGTCCTGATGTATACCATTCATAAGCTCGCTCTAATGCATCAACATTCATTGCGTCTTGTTCAGAATGTGGATCGTCAATGATTAGAAGATCTGCACCTCGACCTGTAATGGCTGATCCAACACCGGCAGCGTAGTATTCACCACCTTGTTCTGTTTCCCATTTACCAGCGGCCTGACTATCTTCTCTTAATCTTGTTAAAAATATTTCTTTGTACTCTGGCATATCCATTAAAGTTTTTGCTTTACGACCAAATCGAACTGCAAGTTCTGTAGTGTGAGTTGATTGAATAATTTTCAGATTAGGTTTACGCCCAATCATCCAGGCTGGCAGCAAGAAGCTGGCGAACTCGGACTTTGTGTGTCGAGGCGGCATATTAATAATTAATCTTTTAATTTTGCCTTGAGACAAATCATTAAACTTTTCTGCAATTTTTTTATGATGAGATCCTTCTATAAATTCAGGCCATACACGTTTTACAAACGTCATAAAATCTGATTGTGCTTTTTCTATGTTACGTTTTTGTGTAGCTAGTGTTGCAGCTTCAATAAATTCTTTTTGAATATCAGGTGGTAATAAATTTAATTTCTCTAAAGTTAGTTTCATAAAAATTTTCCGCAAAATTTTTTAGGATTAATTTTGGAACCTTTGAAGTATTTACACCCTATGAATGTCTAAATCAAGCAATACACGGTTAAGTTGCGGGACCCCTTTTTAATAAGGGGGATCGATGTTTAAGAAAGCAAAGTTAATTGTAAGTGGGATGGGACCTCTTGCCACTAGCCACTCGCACCGAGTGGCTAGTGGCTAGCTGCTAGACTCAGTCTAGTAGTGTCATGTATTCGTTAGGAAAATGTTTAGAGAACCAAGATAAACCTTTTTGCATAAGGTCATACTCTTCTGTAACCTCGGCACCTTTAATCATATCATACACAGCAACAGCGAACCAAGGTAGGCTAGCAGTTACACCGCTGTACATATTCGGTACGTCAATTAGTTTTTCTTTTGGGTCTAGATTTAAATCTAAGTCAAAGGGTATTCTATACTCTTTTCCTTGCCAGTTTATTACGTGTAGTGGTTTAGTCATGTTATTCCTTTCCTAGTATTGTTTTTACGAAATCATAATAACCTTTTTTAACTAAATAGTCATATGCTTTCTTTTTATTCTTTGGTAGTTCTGGGTCCTTAATCCAATGCGCGATACTATTGCGCAGGCTACCACCAACTAATATTCCTGAGTTACATACTTTATAACCACTTAACACTTCTCTCTTAAGAGATAACAAAAGCATTTCTAATTGAAATGACATTCCACTATCCATTATTTGATGAGCGATTTTATTTTGTTGTTCCATATTATACCTTTCTATTAGTTATGCAGTTACAGTATCATCCTGTGTTGTATCATTCAATAACTTTATAGTTGTACGCGTGTAATTTTGTCCTTGCCAATTTTGGTGCGTTGTTTCAACTATATCTACAGGGGTTTCCTTGGTTTAGTATTGATACCAATAAAGTTTATTAGCCGCGTCATATGTACAGCTAGCCAATTATTCATACAGCGCTCATCACAGAAATATTGTTCCCATGGTGCTGCCCATTGATAAGTGGTATCTATTTCATATCTTGCATTGCGCGTGCGCAAAACTTTATTTCCTTTTGGTCCTCTTATTCTTGACTGAGTATCGTATGTATGACACTTAAGTCCCTGACAAATATGTTTCATTTTAATTATCCTTTCTCTCAACTAAAGTTATATCGCCACTTGCAGTTCTATATCCCTCATTGTCTAAATCAAAGTAAGTAAAAAGAGTTTCATTTTTTTTAGATACCCACTCCTTTGATTTGTCAGTCCATACACCAGCCCTAGTTATAAACTTACCATACTTTTTTGCAAAATAAGTTATGTTAAATTTAGTTCCTACTTTTAAGTTAAACATATTATACCTCTATCTTTCTGATTTGTTTATATAGGGGATATTACTATAATATCCCCTATTGTGTCAAACAATTAATTTAATGCAACTTGTGCTTGTCTTGCCTTTTTAAATTGAGCAATAACTGATTTGTTATCTTGTTTTGCTCGTCTTGATTTAATAAGGTTTGCCAAGTTTTCTGGTTGATAAATAGTTAATGATACACCAGCAGTTCTTTGCAATTCATTTTCATTAACATTTAATCCCAATGCACCACACAAATCAATTGCGTCCTTAACATATTTATAATCTTTAAGAGCATTATTAATATCTCTCATATCTTTAAATATGCTTTCAGCCCAAGTGTAATGTGCATTAACAAAACTTTCTCTAGCAAGTTTAAAAACTTTCATTTCGTTAAACTCACTAATGGAACAAGGTATAGTTCTTGAGCGACAATAACTTGTACCAATTACATCAAGAGAAAATTTATTTTTCCATTGTTCATACAATCCATTGTTATCATTGTAGCCAAGAAATTTTCTAATCTTTTCTCTCTCTTGTGTCCAATGTGGATTGTCCCTATTGTCTTGTGCTTTTTGTTGGATAGTAATTTCAGGATTTATTCCAACAGCTTTTAACTCATCTCGATAGTATGCAATACCGAAATCCATATCTTCAAATCGTCCTCTCAATGTTGCGTCCAATTTGAAATCAAAGTGTTCAGCATTGGTATCGTTTGCTTTTATGTCATCAGTTTCCTTTTCTATTTTAGCAAAATAAAAGCAACTGTCTTTAGCCACAACATCACACGCATTTCCATATTTCTTTTTAAATGCGTTTAGTGTTGCAACATCACTCTTTGGATATGCTCGTTGCACAACAGCAGTCGCTAACTTAAATGCTCTACTATAAGCAACATCAATATCCTCTTTTGCTGATTTAAAGTTTTCAAGTTCAGTAGTTTTCTCGTTCTCAAAATGAGATAAGATTAAACCACCAATCTTTTTTCTTATATCAGTATTTAGTCGTGTTTTGTTTT